TCAGCAAGTTTTCTGAGTTCTACCAGTTCGTCAGGCTGTACAGGTTGATTAAGCAAGGCTCTCGTTTCTTCCTCATCCATTCCTGACCGTTGCTTTGCTCGACTGAATAAATTTCTTGCTTGTCTTGTTAAATAGCTCTGAGCTTGACGGTACGCTGATATAACTTTTTGTTCGACTTTTTGTGCAGCATCGTTAATTTTCTTCTCTTGCTTGATGCTTCGATCGAGCCAATAAGAGTCATCTTGTTTTTGTTTCTTTTGAGCCATTTAATCAGCTCCAATCACCTCTACCGAAACATGTTCGGGATACTTTTGCTGAATATCATACAACCCGCAAAGCAACACTTCTACTAATACGTTATCAATCTCATTAGGATTAAGAATTGACACTCGTTGATCGTGTAACTTCACATAAGATTTACATAGCATCTGATTAGTAATCGTAATAAATAATGCTGAAACACCTGCACAAACAATGTCCTTCCCTGGTTCAGCAAAATAAGCATGACCAGTAACTTCATACTCAATAAATGAATTGTTATTCTTTTTGAAGGTTGCTTTGATCATCATCTTCCTCCTCTGGCGGATCATCCAAATCTGAATTACTATCTTGCGCTTGAACTCCCATTGCTTTTTTCTGAAGTTCGATCTTTTCCTCTTTTTCGAAATTCAGTTGTTCAATTACTTCGTCCACATCGTCAATGTCCGGCAACCAGCTAAGCAAAACTTTTAGCGGTAAAATGCCCGCATTATATGCTGCTACAATCTGATTGATAATATCGCTAGTGTTGACTGGCAAATTAGGTTTTAACTTAATCTTAGTACCTGTTGTATCTAATGATGAATCCTTAATTTTGAGGATATTTTCGAACAGTTGCAGGCGCTGTCGTAACCCCTTGATCATATAACGTGACTTAACTGACATAAGTTGCAATAAACCAAATAACTTATATTTCATTGCTTCTCCGCTAATATTTCCAGCAAATTTTTCATCGTTCATATTAGGGACATACGTTACCTTATGGATATCATCTAAGATCGCTTCTCTGAGAAGGTTTACCCCGTCTTCGTTTAGTTCCTTTGTTAGATAATCTGCAGCAACCTCAGATGGTTTAGCGCTTGTTTGAAGCATTTTTTCGCTTGCCAACTTCGCGCCATCTCCATCTTGTAATGTAAAACCACGGATAAATAGAATTGCGTCTACAAAAGCTTCTTTGTCATTCAGACGATCTGATTCGAGCAGATTATACGCATCGATTAATGAAATAGCTTGCTCAAAATCACCTTGTTTCTCCTCGTTATTCCGGTATTCAATAACCGGAACCTTTTTGAAAAAATGCTGTTTTGCATCGATTAATAAATACTCACCGAATTCTCTCGATTGTGTTTTATAAGTGATAACACGGTTGTCGTTATAATACTTTACGATATAATGATCAATTCCGCCTTGTAGGTCGAACACTGGTTGGTAATGCACTGAAAATAGAGGATTCTTATCAACGGTATCATCTGTAACTAAAAAGATTCCTCTTGGATCAATACACTTAATACGCATTTCGGTTGTATTTACTTCTTTCCCTCTCGCAAGATAAAGCAGTTCATAGGCAATACCAAACGTAGACAAATCTTTTTCTAGTTCTGTGTCATGCGATACGATATCCAACTCGTCAAACGCATCTAATACAGGTTGGATATTTTTGTTTGCATCTGAAACATAGGAGATAGGATTTCCAACCATGAAACCAACATTCATATCAACTACATATTTCGCATGATTGACAAGTATTTTGTTATTAGGTGCAGCTTCATTTTCTTTTTTACGTTTCGTGATATCATGCTTGCCATCGTAATAATCTGATAGTTTTTCTAACCGTCTCAACATTTTCAAATGCTCTTGGATGCAATAATTAAGCAGTTCAGCAGTTGGATTGTTTAAATCTCCAGCTATTTCTCTGTTTACAACAATTGCCATTTTCTCACTCCTTTAGTTAAACCCGAATTGTACTTTATTAACAATCTCAGCTGTTTTTGCATTCACTACTTCATTTGTATAAATTGCGTATCTCAAAGCATCTAAAACATCATCAAACAGTTTAATAGGTTCGCCTTTCTTTTCATCCCAAACATATTGATAAATTTCACCAGGGAATTTGCTAACTTTATCCCTACAAACGAATAGTCTGTCTTGCTTGATTCTTTTCGCTACCGATTCAACACCACTCAATCGAGCTTTTTCTCCATCAAAAGCTTCAATGTGTTCCCTTCTGAACCTGGCAACATGCTCAGGTCTCGCCGAGTCACAATAGAAGGGCACTCGTGAGCCGTAACGCTCTTGAATCCCCTTCGCGATTTCTACCCAATAATCTATTTCTTCGTGTTGTTTTGCGTGTTCTTCAATTAGGAATGCTGTTCCATCGTCGGTCTCTCCGATAACAACAATACTTCCCCAATGCTCATAACCCCAGTCCACTCCACAATAAAACTTTGATAGACTTGGCAGGTCATCTGAACGAATATAATGCTTACTCGCATCGAAATCTTGATAAACAACTCCATCTGCGGAGACCCACAAACCTTTAATGTCTCTATCGTAAAACATGCCGCTAGGTGTACTTTCCTTAATATTTGTTCTGTACCTCTCAGATAAAAAGACATTGTCGTCTAATTGGAAATGGAATGAACGAATATTGCTGCTAGATTTATCAATGTATTCTTTTTTTAACCAATGTTCAGGGTTATCAGGGTTAGTATCGGCAAGTATCCTTGCATCAGTACCAGAACAGCGAGAAACGATTTCGGCAAACACTTCTCGTTTCGCTAGAGACGCTTCATTAATGTATGCCCCAAACGCTGTCATCCCTCGAACCGCGCCTACCCCAGATATGTTCCCGGTGTATGCCTGAACTACTTTTACCCCAAATAGTTTGAAGTTTCCATGTTTGTCAAACTTTGGATCGATGTTATACATGTTGTAAAGCTCTTGTAAAACATTTTTCTGAATAGTTGCGCTAGAAACACCAGCAAGTATATACATTGGTTCTTTGATATTCTCTCGATCAGCAATCTTACGAACCCTACGCAACTCAAACAAGAAAAGGTCGTTGTTAATTTTGGTTTTTCCCGATCTTTTTGCTCCATGTAAAAGAGCGATAAACCACTCTTGATTTACGGTCTGATTTAAAACTTCAATCTGTTTTTTAGAATAGACATCAGTCAGAGCCATCTAACTCACCACTAATCTTATTCATTAATTCGTCAAGTTTATCTTCTGTAGTCTCGTTCACATCAGAAGATTGTTGCGCTTTGCTGATTTGTGCTTCACGAAGTTTGTCTCCACCAAGGTACTTCATTAATTCACTCATGGCCTTCTGCTTGTCGTATAATTTAACTGAGACGCCATCTTTACCTTTTTTGACTTCCTGAATAAGCGTTCCGTCAACCTCATCTGAGTTTTTTAGGGCTACAAACGTTGTTAAGTAAGTTATTGGTTCACCTGTTTCTGGGTCTAACACAGGTACAGGTTTCATATTCTCATCAAGCTCAGTTTCTACTCTTGTCTGATTGCCGAACTCAGTAAAGTCGGTAATGTCTGAAAAGGCCTGCTTAACATATTCTTTTACTAAGTCTTTCGCTGTAACAAAGGTGTCATGTTGCAGTTCCCCTTTGAGCTTATGCAACTCTTCTTTAACACTAGCATTTACTAGCAGCCTGCTTCCGTTTGCATTAGCTGTCTTGTAATCAACGTCGTAAGCTTGCTGATACGCTTTTGTCGCATTGAAGTGTTGCAAATAAAAAAGACAGAACATTTTCTGTTGCTCTGTCAGATCGTCATTATCTATGACTGGTTGCAACTTTTTTTGTGTGCGCCCTTTTTCTTTTTTGTGTGCACCCTTTTTAGGTGGCGGATCACTAGCTTGTTTCTGCTTATTCCACTTCCTAGACTTCCAAGCTTTGACAGTGTTAATGGATACATCGTACTTCTCAGCGATATCTTTATACTTCATACCTTCTTGTCTGTCCTTATAGGCTAACTCCCATTTTTCCACACTAGCTCCACCACCTTTCTATATGTATTTACTGATATTCTCCTGCACATGCTCCTCTTTCCAATAACCAAACCCACAATAGACCATCTTGCACTGATCAATCTCAACCGGCGTTGCTTCCCTGGTCATTTCTACGATCGAGTACTTCGCCTTCATCTGAACAGACATCACCACCCGTTTATGTTGACCTCTCATTGGTAAAGGATATTTATTGTTTAGTGACACATACCAATAGTTTCTCATTTTTATATTCCTTTTCCGCATTGTCCTGTAAGCGTTACAATGATATAATTTCTATGTATCATCCTTTTTAAAAATTTGTTTTTTCACTTGACCGCTGCGGAAACAGCGGTCTATTTTGTTGCCATAAAGGTTCTAAAGTCGTAAACTTTAGTTGTAACAAATTTTTATCCTGCGTTAGACCATTGCTTTGCCGAGCAGTGGTCTTTTTTGTATCCAAAATAAAAAGACCGCCGAAGCGATCTTGATTATGTATTAAAGAACACTGAATCAGCGTACCGCCCCTGATCAAAGCAAACTCATTTAACTATGATTGCATTGATGTATCTGCTCATAGACCGCTCACAAAGCCTGCGTAAGGCAACTTACCGTGTTCCTAGCAAGTCCAACTTAATGTTTATTGACGTGACCGGGATCGAACCGACCTCATTTCCAACTCTAACAGTCAGATGCATCACCAATGATGCTACACGTCAACTCGGAGGAGCTACCTCCTAACATATGCTTTCAGGTCAGATACTTAGCGTTGGCCAGTTTACTAAGTCCTCCCTAAATCACTGGAGTGGCACCGCCCCACTCATGGTTGCCTAAGCATTAACCTCGCACGCATGCAACACGTCTTCTACTTCCGCCACAGTGACATAAAGACGGAATGCTCAATGTAGAAATCATTATTTCATGCCGCCAATTGTTTGCCTTCTCTGTTTCCGCAAAGTGGCAGTGTAGTCAAAAAGCGAATAATCCACCAAGCTAGACGAATGTATGTTAAGTAGTATAAGGAGAAACTTCATGCCAATAAAGTTAAATTGAGTCGTCTGCTTGGCGGATTAATCACATTTATTTCACGCTATCATAGTAACACTTTTAATGTACACTCGTGGCGCCACAAACGCGCCTTACAACCAATCAATTACAACATCCACTCCAAAGATAAATACTGATAGCTGTTCAACAGCTTTTTTTATCCACTTCCCTATCGTCCTTCGATCAACAGCGTATTTCGAAGCAATGTATTCATCAGCAAAACACTTAGGTAGCAAGTACTTCATGTTTAAAATATCATAGGCTCGCTCATCCTCTGCTTTTAGTTCAACTAAAGCCTTATCAACATGTTTCATTAATTTTGCTGTTTTCGCCTTATGTTCTAGTAGACTATCTACATCAAAGCGCCAGTCATTCCACATTGAAGCGAAATCCTCTTCGACTTGCTCCTCTACTATTTTGCAGTGAGTTTTTAATCTGTAGTAATTCCTCAAGAGCGTCCTTGTATTATGGTATGAATTGGACCTTAGCTCTTTTCGCCTTTGCTTAGTCGCTTCCACTAACCTAGCAACTACTTTCTCAGCGATCATATCTAGCTGAGATTCTGGCAGTTCATGTACTTGAATTTCCAAATCGTTTCCTCCCAATCAAATTATTCCCCAAAGTATTTGTTATACACATATTAACAGGTTTATCCACAATATATCGTGGGAACGTATTTTCGCGTACAATATATAGTGCTTAAATAACTTAGTCTTACTTTTGACTAGCGCTAATAGTAGTCGCCATAAAAACAGAAGTTAAAGCAAATGATTCAGCATCACTAAATCCCTCAATGGCTAACTGATTACGGAATGCCCCTAAATTTTGAGCAAGTTCTCGCATACTATTTCTAGCGATATCTTTCTCATTTATCTTTTCTAAGAGGTCATGAATATCCTCGTCATTCATTACAGTTCCTCCTTAATTGGCGACGATCCCGGATCTACTCAAAGTCTTGACTGCGAATCAATTCTCGTGCAAATGAACAGTTGACAATCTCATTAATGGACTTTAAGTAATCACCAAGTTCTTTTTCAGCTTTTTCTTTTGCATCAAACATCGTGGCAGCATATACGACTATCGTGCAGCCTAAACCGTGTTTATTTGTGTACCTAACCATAAATTCATCTTTCACTTCGGCACCCCCAACAACTCTGGCTTAACTTCTAAAATAGTCGACTCATGAATTGGTGGATAAGCGAGATTATGATCTGTAATCAAATCATATTTGCGCTCTCCACATTCGCAGTGACCGCACAAAACAACTTTTAACGTATGCTGCTCGATTAGTTCTTTTAGTTTCATTCTATCGCCTCCAACAACTCCGGATTCTCATAGATGTTGCCGATAACATCTATATCAGCATTAACTTCACAGAGATCGTCGCAGATATTTTCCCATTCATAAATGAATTTTCCTTCATCGTAAATTACTTTTCCATTTACTTCTAAGTGGTCATCCCATCCTACATCCCCTTCAAATATCTCCACGCCGTTCTTGTCTTTCAGTCCTGTTGATTGCATGAGTTCGATGTCTTCAAAATCAAATATTTCAGTAAAGCACTTTTTACCTTTTAAATCGTCTCTCTTTACTAAGCATTCCATTCCTAAAAAGTCGGGTTTTGCATCCGCAACTACTCCGTCGGGATGGTTTGATAAAACTCCTGGTTTTACCCAAGCTCTAAACTTCGGTATCATTGTTTTCCTCCGATCGATATTTTCTAACTTTATCTTCGTAAATGGCAATTTCTTCTTTGGTTGCCGGAACCAGCCTATACGTGTCGAATCCAGCTCCAAAATGGCAGTAGATATTTTTATTGGCCCATTGATACCAATCTCCCCATGCAAGCTGCGTTAATTCGTCATCTTCTAAGATATCGTTCCAAATATCATGATTAGAAATTTTTGTGATTTTGGCAAACGCTGGCGGGCTTGCATCAGATGTTTTATAAATTTTACCGATTTCGATATCGGGTATCATATGTTTCACTTCCACTTCTTATTTGATGTACAATACATATGAGCTGGTACTCCTTTTTTATTGATCCTTTCAATGTCCAGCTCATTGACCGCAGCCACCTCATAGGTTGCGGTCTTTTTTTATGCAATTGGGTCGGTTAGCTGAACTAAAAATTGTCCCAACGATCATCTAACCGTCGCCGCATTTCTTCCATCTCTTCTTTCAGTCGTTTCATTTCTTTATCATGGATTGCTCGTTTATTGATATTCTTTTCTTGAAGCTTTTTCCACTCATCATAACTATCTTCAAAAATGAACACCCACAAAAACGCTAGCAATAGAATGAATAGTGTTCCGACCATATAGACAAGAATCACTATGCCTGCAACCTTATCATTGTCCCAGTCCGTAAAAATACAACCAAACACTCCAATTAGGGTTGGTGACAGAACCAGCAAAACCAATAGCGCAAATTTGAAAATAGGATTTACTTTCATTCCGCCACCTCTTTCAAGTCCTTTTGATGAATTATCTCCATGTAGCTGATCATTTCTTCCAGATAATTCTCGTTCAACTTCGTTTCTTTATATTGCGGTTCTGGCAACTTGTTTTCTCTGAGAACATTTCGAAAAGCGACTCCTATATTTCTTGTCGCATAATCAAACGTTTGCCGATATTTTTCTTGAGCCATTTCTTCAGCTCGTTCAAAAAGTGATTCCATCCGATCACACCTACACTTTCTCGACTGTTCCATCAATTAGCACTGCTACAGCATCTGCTTGATCCTTACTGTTTAACTTATAAGCATTTTCTTGAAGAGAAGCCGTTGTTTCAGCAATCAAACCAATTCCTTTTCCTAGCGCAAGTGACTCAACATATTTCCCGTTGTCCTTTCGCTTAACCACCCACTTCGGCTTTTCCTCGATCTCGTAGCCGTCTAGCCAAGCACGGAAGAACTTTTCACTGTTTTGATCAATCCAGTTGGTCAACTCGTCACTATCTACTTCTAATGAAGTATCAAAATATTCACTAGACAACATCCACAAAGCAGATTTATAACGCTTCATTTTCTCTGCCACAAATGCTGGCACTGTGACTTTCTGCGGTTCGTCTATCTGTTTTGCTAATTGTATAGCTAATAGCCACACTTCTTTTTTTATCGATCCTACAAATTCATCGTCTGCATCACTTCGAGGATTCTCTATATCTGCCTCTACTTCATTCAGATAATTTTGCATCTTTTCAAGTATTTCCTCTTTACTAAAACTCTCAATATATTTCAGTTCGTTCATTTCATACCTCCTAAATTTCTATGTGATCAAAAAGTTGATTAATGATCACATGGATTCTTCCTTGATAGGCTGAGTTAGTTAACTTAAAAATAAATTACTAACTGTATGTGGTATACTTCTTCAAGCAAATAAAAATACCTTATAGACAAAACGTCAACGTCATGGTATCTTAATTTTATAAAAAGATGGCGCTTCGCCACCAAATATAGGAGGATTGAAAATGAATTTTAAGAGCAAATTATTAATTTTAAGGACTGTTCACCAAATGACTCAACAAGAAATGGCTGATAAATGGGGAGTAACAAAGGCAGCCTACGCTAAGTACGAAACGGGTGACAGACGTCCTGACAATGAGAAATTGGGTAAACTTGCTAAATCCTTTAATTTAG